ATGTTCCAGGTACTTCTTCACAAAAATCAGTTCAAGTTGATGTTATTAATTTAGATGTCAATTATGATACAATAAGATTTGGATATGTAGTATATCAGATTCCAGATTTTCCAGAAGCTTTCTGGTTTGATGAAAGACCAGTACCTGATGATGGTACTATTACTGTTGTACACAATGGTAATGAAAATGATATACCAATGGATTTTACTGAAATAGCTAATCTTAATAGACCTCCTGAAGTATATAAAACTATTGAAGTTGCAAGAAATAGATTATTTGCTGCTAATGCAAGAACTACATATTTTGATTTAACAGATGTATTTGATGCAAGAGCTTATAGATTTTCACCAATAGGCCCTCCATTATATGCAGATTTATATAATGATAGTGATGTTTTTGGTACACCTTCTGTAAGAATAGAAAGTAATGGTTCATCTATAACAGATGTAATTATAAATGGAATATCTGGAAATACATTAGATCAAATACCTGAAACATATGATTTAATAAACCCATTTAATAATGAAAACTTAGATCCTGCTTTAAATCCATTTAATGGATTAGATTCTACTAATCCTAGTATTGGAGGTTGGTTAGAAAAGTTTTTAGCTAATGATCAATATAGATATCAATTAGATGGTGCTACACTAGGTGGTTCAGGATTAAATATATCATATAGATTTACAACAGAAGATTCAGTTGTACAATCAGGAGGTAATTATCTTCCTACAGATTCACCTTATATTAGACCATTACCTGATTATAATTCAGCATATACAGGAGAATTTAATGATACATATATTTATCCAGGTGGTAATGGTCAATCATTAGATACTCATAAAAGTTCTTTATTTGAAACATTATTTGTAGGATATGCAAGAGGTGAAGTATATAGATTTGGTATTGTATTTTATGATAAAAAAGGATTTCCTTCTTATCCATTATGGATAGGAGATATTAAATTTCCATTTGCTTCAGATCAAGATAGTTCTTCATTAACATATGGTCTTACAAAATATGATTCTGATTCAAGTACATTATTTCATGATATAATTACAAAACAAATAGGTATTGAATTTACATTAGATACATCAACTGCACAATTTCAAGCAATTAAAGATCAAATAACAGGATGGTCTTATGTAAGATTAAAAAGAGATTTGAATAATTCTTCAAGATTAGGTACAGGTTACATTCAACCTACATTAGCAGATAATGGATTTACTTATGCAAACTTAATACCTTTTAAAAACGATAACAATAATATTAATTTAAGATGGTGTTATGAACAAGATAGTGGTGGAAATCCAATTTCTCCAAGTAAATATATAATAGCATTACAAACATTTAATGCTCCTAATTTTTATACAAGAGCAGCAGGTGATTTTCAACCAGGAGATTATATTAGATTTTTAGCAAGAACTACTTTTATTAGTGTTAGACCTAATTATGGGATAAAAATAAATAATCCTGCAATATGGACAGGTGCTGCAAATTGGAATGGTTATTATGTTAAACCTAATGAATATAATTATCAATACACTGATGCAGCTATTATAATTAATCAAAGTCAAACAGCTGCTAATTATAAATTTCCAATATTAGACAAAGTATTTGTAAATTATTCAACAAATCAAAATTCAGTTCCTGCTGCTGCAATAAATCAACAAACTAGTCCTGTTGTTTCTTTTAGAAATATGACTTCTGCATTATATGCAGATATAAATACTAGTGAATATGGAGAATGGGGTGGAGAATGTGATTTAGTAGCTTTTGATAATACTAATCAATATTTTCCTTGGGCAGCAAATACATTACTTACTGTAGGACATCCTGATACATTTAATGTTTTTGAAAGTTCTGAAAATAATAATGAAATTTATTTAGGATTATATTTAGTATCATATGAAAGATTTTTAACTAAACAATATGGAGGTGATACTAGAGCAGCAAGATATTCTAATGAATATATACTTACTAATCATTTTATGCCTTATGATAAAGATACTGTAACAGGATTAGTTATTAATGGTGTATGGGGTGGAGATACTTATGTAAATTTATTTGATTATCAAAGATCTAATGTTAATTATAAACAAGGTTCAGGATGGGATGCTGCTCCTAATAATGATAATAATACAGCTGTTGGAGTATTTTATCCTGCAGAATCTTTCTTTAATACAGAATTAAATACTAAAGAACAACATGCTTCTGTTAGATTAAATCAACCAAGCGGGAGTGATAGTATATTTGCAGCAAGTTATATATACAATCCAGCATATTCTCAACAAAATACTACTAATGTATTTATATCAAAAGCTTATTTACAAACTAATATAAAATATGAACCTCATACTATATATGGTTCAGAACCTAAATTAGATGGTGAAAGATTAGATGCATGGAGATCAATACTAGTAAACAATGCATTAGGTGTTAATGGTAATTATGGTGAGATAAATAGACTAATAGAGTTTAAAGATAAACTATATTATTATCAAAATGATGGTTTTGGTATAGCATCTGTTGATGAAAGAGTACTTACTAATGAAGGTGATACTACACAAACTCAATTAGGTACAGGTACTTTACTTCAAAGGTTTGATTATATATCTACTGAAACAGGTAGTAAACATTCATTTGCTGTTGAAAAAACAGGTTCAGCAATTTATCATTATGATGCTTTTATTAATAAATTATTTAAGTTTTCATTAGATAGTGGTGCAGCACCTATAACAGATATAGAAGGTCTTAGTGGATTTTTTAGAACTGCATTTGTTAATAGTAATTTAAAATCATTAGATAAACTTACAAGAATTTCAAGAGTAGGTATAACATCAGGATATAATTCAGAATACAATTCTATATATTTTACATTCTTTGATACTTCTAATGGTATAAAACAAACTATATCATATAATGAAGCATTAGAAGCATTTGAATCTTTTTATGACTTTTATCCATCATTATATATTAATATGAGAAAAAGATTTCTATCTATATTGTTTGAACCTACAATAAGTTCAGCTAATGATAGAGTTTATATACATAATATAGGTAATAGAAATATATTTTATAATACTCCATATTCTTCAGAAATTAAATTTAGAGTAAATGATAAATCAGATTTTGTTAAAACATTTGATAACTTTCAATTAAATACTGAAGTAATATCACCTTTAGGTGTTCAATTACCATCAACAGTTACTCAAATGCAATTATCTAATGATTATCAAACATATCCATTATCAAATGTTAGCTTTGAGCAAAAGATTAGAAGTTGGAGATTACAAATACCAAGAGATGAAACTAATCCTAACTTAACTATTAAACCAAGATTTTCTGATAAATATCTTGATGTTACATTTAAATACCTTGATGTATCTAATAATTTATTTAGATTGCATGATGTAATAACTGAATACTCATTAAGAAGTAAAATACTACCTAGATAATTATGGCTGAAAAAAATTCACTTTGGAAAAATATCAGAAAAAAAGCTGAACAGAACAGAAGAACTGGTGCTACACCTAAGAAACCTACTACAGAAATGCTTAGGCAAGAAAAAAAGATTAAAGCTAAGAAGTATCAAGATGGAGGTCCTGTTAAAACAGATAGATATGGTAATCCTATTGATGCTAAAGTTGAAATAAATCCTAATTACATTAATAGTGAATATGATCCTAGAACTAATACAATATACTTAGGACAAGATTATAATGATTTAGATGATTATTGGAAATCTAAAATACTAGCTCATGAAAATTATCATGCTTTTCAGTTTAATGATGGTTATAGTACAGAATTACCTTATGATGTTCCATATAAAAAACCAGCAATGCCAACTACTGATGATGAATTTTATGGGTATCATAATAGAAAAATAAATGAATCTTTTAGAGGTATTGATAAATTTAAAAAAGATTCTGAATTTCAATTTGTTCCTGATGAAGTTGTTTTTGATAAAGCAGTTAATGAAAATCTTTATAATGATCCAACAACATTAGAAGGTGAAGCAAGAAATTATGAAAGATCTGGTGAATTTACTTCAGAAGAAAACTTTTTAAAAACTTTAGAACAACAAAAAGCTAAAGGTGGATATATGTATGCTAATGGAGGTGGAACAAAAGATAAGATTGTAAAAATAATGCAACCTGAAAGTAAAAAGTTATCAGAAAGATCTTGGTATAACTCAGCTACTGGAGAAATTAAAACTGCTTTAGTAAGTCCAGATAACAAAACTTGGCAAGAAGTTGAGTTTGATATTAATGGTAAGCCTACTACAAAAGGTATGATTAAACATCAATTGCCTGAAGTAGAGATTAGTACAGATAGTCCAGACTATGATAGTGAAGGGTTTAGAAAGCTTCTAGGAGAAAAACCATTAGAGTATGTACCTGTAGAGTCTGCATTATTACCTGCAAGTTTACCTTTTAAAGCAACTACAGCTTTAGGTAAAGTAGGTAAGCTTGCAGCAGAAGTTGTTAATCCTATTGGAGGATTTAAAGCTACACCTAAAAAACTATCTAGTTCTAGTAATGTTGCTCCACAACAAATGGGATTTTTTAATACTAAAGGAGCTTTACAAAAATACCCTAAAGGTAAATTAACTCAAGAAGAAATAAAAGCATTTAAAAATTCAGATTATTATAAACAAAGTGTACAAGAACATTTAGAAGTAAAAAATAAATATGGAGATTCTTGGACTTTACCTAATTATGCAGAAGAGGCTTTAGAAGAAGCTATTGCAACTGGTAATAGAAATAGAATAAATCCTATATTATATGGAGGTAGAAATTGGGGAGCTGCTGATTATACAATTGCAGGATTAGCTGGAACTGCATATCCTGGATATGCTGGAATAATGGGTTTAGCATTTAGTCCTCCTGCTGTAAAAAATAAAGTATTAAATTCTGCAGGAATAACTAGTACACCTGGAAGTTTAAGTTCTAGGGATACAACTATAGATTTAACTAATAGAAATATGGATTTTGCAAAAGTTAATCAAACTGCAGATGGTCAAATGATATTAGGAGGAGAGTTTATAGAAAATACTAATAATACTGTAAGAAAGGCTAAAGATTGGTTGTCTGCTACAGATACATATTCTGATAAAGAATATCCATCTAAAACTATACAATCTTTTTATGGTATAGAAGATGGTAAATTTAAAGTAGGAAAAGCTTCAGATTTTAATTCTAATACTGAAATAGTACCAAGAAGGTTTGGTGCAACTAATATTAATAAAGCTGTATTAAATGAAGGAGCAATGAGATTATTAGATAACCAAGGAAATCCTATTTATCAAAACACTCCTAATACAGGTAAATTTATTTTGTATTCTCCGTCTACAAAAAAATCAGAATTTAATTATATATCAAGTGGAAAAAAAGGAGTTGATAAAGTAAATAGATTTTTAAAACAAAATAAAGATGCTCAGTATATTCATTTAGATAATGGTAGATATGAATTTTACGGTATAAATTCAGATGGTCTTACAAATCAAGATTATAGAGATTATTATCAACAAGATTTAGAAAGAGAAGGTAATCCTGGATATAATATGATTTTAAAAGCAGAAGGTGGTTATTTTCCTACACAAGGTCCAGGAAATGGATTGTTTAAAGGTTATGCTAAAGGTGGTTACATGTATGCAGATGGTGGTGCAATAATAGATCCTCGTGGTCAATGGGCTCATCCTGGTAAACGTACAATAGTACCATCACCTACAGGTCAAATTACTATGCAAGGTGTTCCTTATCCTGTATATGGAGAAGATGAAACAGGTTATGGTCAAATAATGTATCCAAATAATGAATATCAATTTCCTGGTCAAATGATACATGAAACACCTATGAAAATGCAAGGAGGTGGTACTTTTCCAAAAGTATATAATTATGGAGAAAGAACATTGCCTTTTGGATTTAGAAGAGGATTTATTGATATACCTGGAATGGGTTATGATGATTTTAAAACTAATCCATCACTTAATTATATTAAAAATAATTGGGATAAATTAACTCCAGCTGAAAGACAAATGTTTATTAGTGGGAGTAAAAAAGATGTTGGTGCACATATAGAAAATGCTATTAATACATTTGCTCCATTAGTTTTAACAGCAGGAACAGCTTATCTTAGTAAAAAAGGATATGATTGGTTAAGAGATCCTAAAAACAAACCTGTAATTAATAGATTTAAAAGAGAAATACATCCTAGTAGATTAATTAAAAATGTTGGAGATTTATTTAATAAAGAATCTGAATTTACATTTGCAAAAGGTGGATCTGTTAATAATAGTGAAGATGATGTTTTTAAATCTAGTTCAAATATTGGAAAAGAATTTTCTAAACCTGTAGCTGATTTTTATACTACTTGGATGAATAGTGATGAAACTATAAGAAGGTTTGATGAACTTTTTCCTGCATTACCTAGTGTTATAGATAAAATTAAATATGATCCTGATGATTTACCTCAAATACTTAGTGAAAGAAATATATATAATATTGAACATAAAATACCTGGTTTTGAAAAATCTATAGCAAACACTAAAGTTTTATATAATCCAGATCCTGTAATTAATCAAGAATTAATTAATAAGTATATAGCAAATTTAAATCCTAAATATAAAGAAGAAGTTCTTAAAAGCATGAAAAAAAATCCTCAAGGATTTACTGATCCTGAAGGTAATATAATTGTTTTAAATCCTGATGTTAATGCAACTGATAAATATGATCCATTATCAATAGTAACACATGAAGGTGGTCATACATATGAAATTGAAACTAAAGACGGTAAAAAACCATTAGCTAAAATAATGATGGCTAAATTTCCTACACCAGAAGATAATAGTGTAATAAATGAACTTGAAAGAGAAGAACTTTATCCATTTTTAATGCAATTAAGATTTGATCAGAAGTTTAAACCAGGTGAAATAATTACTCCAGAAAGATTACAAGAAATAAAAAAATCAGGTTATAATAATCATTTATTTAGATATTATAATAATGAAGTATTATCTAAAATATTAAATACATTAGCAAGTAATAAACAACAATCTCCTTATGAACAATATGCAGCTAAAGGTGGTTATTTATATCAAGATGGTGGTGACATAAATCCAGGTAAACAAAAAGCAGTTGTATCTACTACTTCAGTAAATACTAAACTTTTACCTCAAGAAGTTATTGAAGATTTTAATAGGTATGTTTCAAGAATACCTTTGCCTCCTACTAAAATTATTGATAAAAGAGTATATAATCCTGTTACAAAAACTAAAATAAAACCAACTAGAGATTTATTATCAGGAGAATATGATACAAGTGTAATTAACAATTTAGTTAAATATTCTAAAGAATATGATGTAGATCCTTATTTAGCATTAGCTGTAGGATTACAAGAAACACAACTTGGTAAAACAGATAGTAACATTGGTCATGTAATGGATCTTCTTAATGAAGATTCTAATGCTGAAAGAAATTTAGTTTCTACATTAAAAGATAAAATGGATTATGCTAAAAAATTAGGTTATAAAGATACAAAACATTTAATTCAAGCATATAATGGTTTAGGAACAATTACTCCTGAAACTGAAAAAAAATATCATGGTTTTAAAATGAAATCTATATATGGTGTTCCAATACCTAAAGAAGGTATAAACATGTCTAAAACTCCTTTATATGGTGAAAAAATTCAAAATATTGCTGATTCAGTTTTAAAACAAAATCCTAATATTGTAAATATAGTTAATACTGTTAAAGCACAAGGTGGTCCTATCAATCCATACATGTATTATGCAGGTGGACCTTATAATTCTTCAGGATATGATTCTTCAGGATATAATCCTATAACTAAAACTTATGAAACAAGTAAAATGCCTTCTGTTTCAGAAGGACAATTTTTTCCTTCTAAACAAACAACATCTAATAAATCAACGTCTATGGATCCTATGACAATAATGGCTTTAGCTCAAACAGCAGATCAAATAAATAAAGCTACAAATAATGTTATGAAAAAACAAGCATCTAAATTTTTAGATTTAGATGAAGAAGAACAAAAAATAGCTTTTAGTGCAGATGAAACTGTAGGAAATATACCCATAGTTGGAACAGCATTATCTAATGTTGGTAATATGTGGAATGCTGTTACAGGTAAAACTAAAACAAGATTAAAAGATTTAGAAAATAAAAGAATAGGTGAAGGTCAAAGTGAAGAATATATGAACAGATATACTAACAACTTTATAACACCAACTAGTCCTAATTTAAATTTTGCAGCAACTGGTGGTGATATAAATAATTTAGTAACTTTGCAAAACCCATACTCTATGAAAAACAGATATAAAGATTATAAACAAGGTGGTTCATTTAATCAATTTGGAATAAATAAAATTCCTGACTCTGCAGGTTACCATCATGAAAATGCTTATGGTGGAGTACCTATTGGACAAAATGCTATGGCAGAAGGTGGAGAGTTTGTAATTGATGGTAATTATGTTGTATCAGATGAGGTAGATGGTATGAATACTCAAACAGATGAGCTTGGTAATACAATGGCTGAAAAACTTGAAAAAAGATTAAATAAATATACGTTATCAGGTTTATCAAATAATTCATTTGTAAAAAAACAATTAAGAAGACCTAATGATTCATATTCTGCTGAAACAATTGAACAACTTAAACAAAATTCTATAATGGAAACTGAAGTAGCTAGAGCTAAAGCACAAGCTGAAGAACAACAAAATCAAATGATGGTTAATGGTGCTTTACAAATTGCTGCAGCTGGTGGTAAGTTAAATAACGATCTTGAAAGAATTTTAAGTAATGATATTCAAAACTATGTTGAAGCAGATAATTACTATGCTTATGGTGGAAGAATTGTTAAAGATTTAAATATGCCTAACTCTTATGCTAAAGGTGGTAGCATTCATATTAAAAAATCTAAAAGAGGCACATTTACTGCTGCAGCTAAAAAAAGAGGTATGTCCGTTCAAGAGTTTGCAAGACAAGTATTAGCTAATAAAGGTAATTACTCAGCAGCAATGGTTAAGAAAGCTAACTTTGCTAGAAATGCTGCTGGTTGGAAACATGCTGAAGGAGGTCCAACAGATCCACCAGATCAATGGTCTTTACCAATTGCTTCAAGAAGTAATATTAATCAAGGTTCTAGAAATATAATAACTGCTGGTGCTGGTAATAATTTACCTTTTACTGAACAAGGTACTAGAATTATAAATGAATATGACAATGGGTTAAAACGTGATACTACTTATTCTTATATGACTCCAACTGAAAATTTCTTTTATAATACTGGACAAAATCAGCCAGATGGAAAACCAGTTATGAACTATCAAGGTTCAAATCCAAATCCTAATATTAATGATTATCTTCCTAAAATAAAAGGATTGTCAAGATATGCAGCAGGAGGTCCAATGGTATCTAATGTACAACAACCATTTGAAGTAGCTGCACAAAATAGAGGTGGTATGTTAATGGATTATGCTAATGGAGGATATGTATATCAACCTATGGTACAACCTATGTTAGCTGAAGGAGGTAATATGTATCAAGGAGGTGGTCCAGTCACTGATTCTATGTATCCTATTATGTATAATATTGGTCAACAAATGGCTACTGATTATGAAAATTCTAGTCCATTATATGATGATATGTCTGAAATGACTACTCAGTATGCAATTGATAATAGACCTCCTTTAATTGATAGAATAGAACCTAAATCATTTAAATTACCAAATAATAATACAAAACCTAAATTAACTATTAAAGAAGAACCTATATATCCTACACCACTTTATGAGCCATTTCCTGGAAGAAGCATGAATCCTAATCCATATGCAACAATTGAAAATCCTGTTGAAGGAGATATATTAGAAGGAACTTATGGTCAAAATTTACCTTACAAACGGTCAAAACCTCCAAAATCTCCATCACCAGATGAACCTTGGTATGAAGAACCTTGGTATTCTAAAGCAGCTAGATATGGTCAAGGACTACCAGATCTTGCTGCATCAATATATGCTCTTACAAATTTAGCTAAAAGAAAATTACCTTATAGAAAATTAGGTGCTCAAACTGTTAATTATGAACCAGAAAGAATAATTGATAGAGAAGAAAGTAGAAGAAGATTTGATACTTTTGCAGATAGAATAAAAAACTCAGGAAATAGAATGTTTGGAAATCTTCTTAGAGAAGGTTTCTTACAATCTAATAAAGATCTTGCAGGAAGAATTGAAGAAAGTATTATGAGAGAAAAAAATACAAATGCTCAATTAGCACAACAAACAGGAATGGCTCAGTTTGGTGCTAATAGAGAAACAGATGCTCTAAATGAACAAAATTATCAGAATGCAATGACTTATGTATTTAAAGGTGCACAAGGTGCTACTGATAAATTAGCAAGTGCTGCTACTGAAGAAAGACAAAGATATTTACAAGAATGGATTGCTAGAAATAGAATGAATACAAGAAGTTATAAAACAAGCATTGGAGGAAAAGATGTATATGTTTCACCTGATGGTAAAATGTATGATGAACAAGGTAATCCACTATCTGCTTAACAATTTAAAATAATATGATATGAGATTATTTGAATATACACCAAGTCCTTATGTAAAAACACAAGTTGATTTACCTTTAGATTTTATTTATAAACAACTTGAAACTAAACAAAAAGAGTTTGATTTACAAAATGCTGCTATTGATAAAGCTGCTGAAAACTTTTTGAAGATAACTCCTGGCATGTTAACTAAAGATGCTTATGATAGAGTTAAACAACAGTATTTACCTCAAATAGAAAAGATTAGAGATACTCTTGTTAATACAGGTAATGTTTCAATGGCTGCTCCAGAGTTATCTAAATTTACTGCAAATCTTGCTGCTGATCCTGAAGTTAAAAACATAATGGAAGATTATGCTTTAACTCAAAGATATAATCAAGCTTTACAAGAAGGTAAATATACTGATAAAATATTTGCAGGATTATATGGACCTGATGGTACACCAAGAGCTCAATTAGACCCAGGTGAAATGACTTCTGCTGCATATTATTCTCCAATGCAATTTACAGATCCTGTAAAATCAATATTACCTGAAGCTGAAAAATTTAAAGCTAATGTTATAGAAGATATTAAAACCAATCCAAATAAATATGGAATTTTACAAACAGATGCTGTAACAGTAGAACAAGTAGCTGATAAAGAAGTTCGTAAATATGTAAATGATAGATATTCTAGTTGGAGACAATCTCCTGAAAATCAAGGGTATTTTTGGTCAACAACTAATTATAAGCCTCAAGAATATAAAGCTGAAAAATGGGATACTGATGTTGCAATTCCTATAAGTAATTTATTAGGTTATCAAAAAATAACAAAAGATAGATCTTTTCATAATATACCAGAAATAACTCCTCCTAAACCTACTAAACCTGGAGGAGACGGAGGTGATGGAGATCAAACTAAGAAAAAAGAAGTATTATCAGGTTTAACAACTACACTTCAAGGTAAAACTGTAGGTATACCAGCAATACAAAAAGGTGTTTATGCTGAAGATGAAATAGGTTCTTTTGATGCATTAATAAATGATAAAAATTATGCTAACAATGAAGTTCAGGTTGCAACAAATAATATTGCACAATTAACAGGAATCATACCAGCAAATACTGTAACTTCTAATAATTGGAATAATAGAAAAATAGTTAGTGATCAAATATATAATAACTATGCTAAAAATGAATATGGTCAATGGATTTTAAAACCAGGAAGTAATGCTCCAGCCATTACTCCTGAAATAAGTGATGCATTAACAAATTTTGAAGAAATGAGGTATGCCTCAAACACTAGAGAAAATCTCATTAATAAAATTGCAGCAGATTTAAATATAAAACCTAATGAGTTTAATGCTCAAATAATTACAGATTTAAGAAAGAATGTAGAAGAAGAACTTACATCATTTAAAGATGCTGGAGGTAAACCTGTATCTGAAGAAGATATTCAAAAAGAAATGCAAAAAAGATTAAATGATGATAAATATAAAAATACACCAGAAGCTAAAGTATATAAAGCATTTAATAATCTTAAAAATAAGATGTCTAAAATACAATTAGCAGACTTACCTTATGATGAAAGATTTGATAATATAGAAATGACATTATTACAAAATGCATCACAAGGAGGATTAAAAATAAAAGATCTTGTAACAAATAAAGATGCTTCTGAAGGTGATGGTTTAACAAAATTTGTAAAAAGTATTCCTCGTGATGATAAAGGTAATTTTGATACCAAAGCTTCTAGTTTAAAAATAGGATATGATCCTGATGATGGTGTTGTAGGTGTTTTTGCGTTTAATGGTAATTATTATCAGTTTGACCTTTCAGAAACTAATCTTGATAAATTAGCAACAGATGAATATCCTATTCTAAAAGCTCAAATGAGATTCTGGCAACAAATATCTAAATCATTACAAAGAAGTGGTAATACAAAAGGATCATTTAATATAGGAGATAAAACATTTAATTTTGATGCGACATTTAAAGATTTAGCAAAAGATAATCCTACATTTAGATATGAATATAGTTTAGATGGAGTTAACACTCAATACACAAATAATTTAGGTGACATCTTTGTAGAAGCATCTAATAAAGTTAGTTCTCAATTACAAGAGTTAGATTATATAAAAACACTTTTGATAGATCAATTAAATTTTGATTATCAAGATAAACTTAATAAACTACCTTTACAAGATTATAAAGGAGCTACTGAATTAAAAAGATGGTATAATTCACAAAAAGAAAATATAGAAACTAAAATTAAAGAACAAGCATTAAAAAAAGAAAATTATTCTCCTGTGGGAAAGCAAAATCCTCAGACTCAGGGCAGAGATCTGGGGTGGTTTCCAGCCCCACAGTAAATAGAATTAATAATGCAATTGCTTCCGTAGAATCTAGTAATAATTATACTGTTATTAATAATAAAACTAAAGATGGTAAATTAAAACCTGCAGACCAATGGGCTATTGGAAAATATCAACATTATTATAAATATAATAAAAATGATATTAAACAATCTTTACAAGATATTGGTATAAATGTTACTAATAAATCTGATGAAGAAATTGCTAATTTATATGCTAATAATGCACAAGCACAAGAAGTTGTTCAAAATAAATTAACTTCTAAAAATGTAACAACTGCAGGTAAATTAATAGATCAATTTAAGATAAATGCTTCAGTAGAAGAAATAACAGATTTAGTTCATTTTTTAGGACCTAAAGGTGCTGAACAATACATTAGTTTATTTAAACAATATGGTCAAGCTAAAGCTGATGAAATAATGGCATACGGTGATTCAAATCATCCTTATGTAAGACCAGTAGGAGGTCCTGATTCAACTGTTCCTAATCCATTTGTATCATCAAGAATATTTAATTTTAAAGAAAAATTAAAAACTGTTCCAGCTGAAACAACACCTAAACAACCTAAAACTAATTATCAACCTCAAGTATTAGCTCCTAAACCTCAATTAAATCCTAATCCTACATTTAGAGCATCACCATATCCTATTAATAAAAATCCTAAATCAAATACACCTGCTCAACCTAAAAAAGTAGTTACTGAAACAAAAGATCCTAGTTTTTTAGAAAAAGCTTGGACATATATGTTTGAAAGTGATGTTCCTATTGAAGAAACAAGAAAAGTAAAAGACGCAGCTGATGGTAATCCTACTGAAGATCAAGAATTTGTAAGAAATACTAATGAATCATCTTTACTTAAAAAATCAACATCATTACCTCCAACTAAAAAATCAACTGAAGATCCTAAAATTAAACAAAGAAAAATAGAAGATGATAACTTTACAAAAACAATCGGTTATTCAAAAGTTAATGAAAAAGTTTACAGAGGTAAATCTTATAAAAATTTAAATTTAGGAAGTTATTCTAAATTAATGGTAGATATGTCAGAAGGTATAACAGTAACTTATCAGCCTAGAAATGATAAAAAAGATAAAAGAAAAGAAGTTAATAATGCAGTAGCTATTAGTGATTATTTATATGATTTTGATTTTACAGATAATGTTTACGATGTTCAAGCTAATGCTCAAATAGAAAATTTAAAATATAGGTGGAAATCTAAAGATTATAAAGATCAACCTTTTGTTCAAGTAAAAGAAAATTTAGGTAATGGTAAGTTTAAAGTTAAAATAAAAGCAGTAAAAGATTTAACTCAAAATGATTTTAATGAAAATAAAATATATAGACAAAGCTATGCTAAACTTTCAGATTTTGATATAACACCAGATCAGAAAAAAATTAAATTAAAAACTTATAAAAATTCTTTTGTAAATCAGGGAATTCCTTTTAGAGATGCTAAAAATCAAGAACATACTTTAAGAATATCTGGTGGAAAAAATAATCATAGCAAATATCAAAACATTAGTGAATTAAATCAATTTGGACCTTATTTAGGTGGAACAGTTACTATTATATCTGAAGATGGTAAAGTTGCTAAAAAAGTAAGTGGTAGTGTTAAAGATATTTTAGAAACAGCTTTTCATATTAAAAAACAAACTGGAAGTAAAGAAATTTATTTTTTACAAAGTGATGCTGGTAGTATGAATATAAAAGCTGATGCTAACAATGGTAAAATTACACCTGCTCAATTAGCTATTGCTAGAAATCAAGAACCGCAAGCTGGTGCAGCAGAGATACTTCTTAATGAATAATTAACTATATTTGCAAACCAAACATAATTAACATGGATGAACTTGAAAAAATGTTACAAAGTGGTATCATTAATTATGAGACCTATCAAAAGTTAAAGCAAAAACTTAATCAAAGAGAACTACAAAAAGAATATGAAGAACAAGCGTCAGCAGTAAAAGAAGCTGAAAAATTTGTTAAAACAGAACAATCTAGAGGATTAGGTGATGTAACTATTGGAGGAGACATTGATAAAAATATTTATTTATCTCCTGAAGAACTTGAAACATATACTTCAAGAAATATTACACCTACTTATGGTGTTGATTATGAAAACATTAGAGCAGAAAGACAAACTTGGCAAGATCAATTAGCTAATGGTGCTATAAAGTTTGTAGGTAAAACTGCTACAGGTGTTGCTGGTGGTTTAGGAATGATACCCACTATTGCTATTGTAGGTTTAGGACAACTTACAGACATGCTTAGTTCTAATGATAACTGGCAATTTAAAGATATATATGATAATGATTATCAGAGACTAATGGATTCTGCAAATGAAGCTATGGACTCTGCATTACCTAATTATGTAACTAACGCTGAAAGAGAAGCTAGTGTTTGGAATTCAATGGGTACAATGAATTTTTGGGCTAATGATTTATTAGGTGGAGCATCATTTGTAGCATCAGCATTATTAACTGAGTATTTAACTGCAGGAATGGCATCTGGATTAGCTGTTGGTAGAGCAGGTAAATATTTAAAAGAATTAAGTACAGCAAGTAAATTAGAAGATGTAGTAACACAAGCTTCTAAATTTTCAGGTGGAATATTTCCTCCTGGTTTACAAATGAACAGAGCTGCTAAACTTGCAAGACAAGTTGCAACTGGTGCTGGTTATGAAGCAGCAGTAGAAGCTAGACATTTTGTAGATCAAGCTAAAGAACAATATATTAATGATTACATTCAAGCTAATGGTCAAGAACCTTCACCTGAAGAAATTGCTGCAGCTATGGATGAAATTCATTCAGTAGGTAATGGTGTATTTGGAACTAACTTAGCATTAGTATCATTAGGTAACATGATTACATTACCTAAAACATTTGCTCCAGGTTTAGCTTCTAAGTTTGGTTTTAAAGCAGGTAAAGTTACAGATGCTGATTGGGTTGTTAGACCATCAGAACTTACTGATACTCAGTTAGCTAGAATGGCTAAGAAGACTGGTAAATCTATTGATGAACTTAAAGCAACAGACTTTGTAAACAAATGGGATGGTTTAAGTAAAGTTGAAAAAGCAGCTAGAGCAGGTAAAGGTAGATTTGCACCAATGGTAACAGAAGGTTTCTTTGAAGAAGGTCTTCAAGGTGTAACTCAAAATGCTGCTTTAGATTACATTAGTAACAGGTTAAATCCTGACAATATAAATGAAGTTGCTGATTTAAGTGAATCTGTTATTAGAGGATTTGAAGAGCAATATGATGTTAGTAAAGCTGAAGGATGGAAAGAAATTATTATAGGTTCTATTCTTGGTGGTGTTGGTGCTCCTAATATTGGTAGAGCTAAAGGACAACCTATGTGGCAAGGTGGAGTGTTTGGATATCAATCTCCTGGTAAAAGAGAGAATATTCAAACTTTAATTGGTGATGCTATTAAGTATGGTAAAGCAACTACTGAAAATGTAAAACATGCTGCTACTGTTGCAGGTGCTACTAAAAGACAAGATGATGCTATTGCACAAGGAGACATGTTTGAAGCTAAGAATCAAGAGTATGCTTCAATGTATTCCTATGTGAGTACTATGGTTAAGCTTGGAAGATTTGATGAAATTGATTCTGAAGTTTCCAAGATGGTAGAAAAAATGTCAGCTGATGAATTTGGTGAACAGTTTGGATATACTAATCTCACAGAAGAAGAATTAGGTAAAAGAAAGACTGAAGTACTTTCAACATTTAGACAGAGAGCAAATGATATTAGAGAAGCTAGAGAACTTGCTGAAAAAGTTTCTATCTATGAAGATGATGAAGATTTAAAAGATGGTCTAGGGTATGTATTTGGTATATCTAAAAACATTGATGCTAGAGAAGATCAAATGTTTAAAACTCTTCAAAAGAAGTTAGGCTTACTTTATGATAAATCTACAATTAAAGAATTTACATCTTTTGTTGAATTTCAAAAAACTACAAGTAGCAAATTAGTTAATGAATACACTAATAAAATAAATGAACTTGAAAAGTTAACAGCTGATGAATTAAAAGCTAATAAAAATAGAACCTCTAAACAAATTATGGATAGAGGTAAAGAAATAGATAAACTTACTAATGAAATTTCTGCAGTTGAAGATAGACTAGAAAAAGAATTTAGTAAGTTTTTACAAACTTATGAAGCTACTAGTAAAGGTGAAGCATTAACTTATAACAGAGATAAACAAAAATTTAAAACTGCATATAATAATTTTTTAATGCTTCAAGATGAAGCTATTAAAAATGTAGGTGAAGACTTTTATGATAGACCTGATATCAAACCATTACTTGATGATTTAATGAAACTTGCTACTTATAGACAACAGCAAATTACATTAGCTAATTATTACATGACTAAGAAAGGTCAAACTAAATTAGTTAATGAAATTGATAATCTTAAAAAGATGGCATCTGATGAACTTGTTAGTGATGAATTAGATAAAACTACTCAAGTTTTTCAAGAAAAGCAACGTCAATTTGATAATATGCAAAGAGTTGCTGCTGAAGCTTATAAAGCAAATGCACAAAGAGTTCATGGTACAGCTTATGTTATTAAAGAAAGAGCTAAAATAGTATCTCAACTTAATGATGTTATTAATGATGTTAAAGATCCTGAGTTAAAAGCTACAGTTGAAGAGTTAATTTCTAAACTTCAAAGTTTCATTTTAACATTTAATCTAGAAAAAGATGATGCTGCTAAATTAAAAATAGCAACTGATGCATTAGGTTATGTTGAATTTATTAAACAAATTCTTAATAGTTTAAAAGAAAATGCTAAACCAGAACAAATTGCTGAAATAGATGCACTTTTCAATGGAGAAAAGTTTAATACAATTGTAAAACAATTCCAAGACTTTGTTAAAAATTATAAAAAGGAAGATGGTAAAGATGAAAACTTATCATCTTATCCTAGAATAGCTGACCCAAGTAGTCTTACTGTAATGATTCAAAATTACATAAGTCCAGATGGTAAAGCTTTACTTGCAGATAAATCTGCTGAAGATATTTTAAATAATCTTGTAATTAAAGTTCTTGAATTACCTGATGATGGTCAAGGTATGGTTAACCTTGAAGATGCTGAGAAAAATAAATTTGATAGCAAGGTAATGCTTCAAAGAGGTCTTGTAGGTATGAGTAACTTTGGTTTAGCTATATACTACAAAGATGGTCCTTCAGATGGTGTACACATAGGTAACATATTAGATCCTAATAGATTTAGATTTAAAGATGAAGATGGTAACTATGTAGATTTTAATGTTGAAGAACCAGAAAATCATCTTGAACTTTTAAATCCAAGTTTTATAACTACAGATAAAGATGGTAATAAAATTGTAACAAGAGATGGTAAGTTATTTATAGATAACTATGTTCAAGGTGTTAATGCCTTTAATGAAATTAAAGAACAAATAAAAGAAGGTAAGAAAGAATTTAGTAATGCTGAAGTAGATCAACTGTTTGATGTTAAAGCAATATTTACAGGACTATCTAGATTTGAAGAATCTAATACAGAAAAACTTAGTGAATGGTCTTCATTAAAAGATGGTAAACTACAAACAGACTTATCTAAATATAATGGAGAAGGTAAAGGTATATTAATATATTACAACTTAAAAAACGAAGCTAACTTCTACTTGTATAATCCTGATACTAAACAATTAAAAAGTTTAAATGAAGATACAGCTTTAAGTTTAAGTTTAATTGAAAACTTTTATTCAGGTGCAGCTAAAAAAGACGTAGACTCTACACCAGGTAAGTTAAAAATTATATACAAGTTTAATGATCATGTTAAAAGTATTACTTTAAAACAACCTGAAGTAGATCCTGATTTTAATGTATCTAATTTAATTATAGATAAATTAATTGAAACAAGTGATAAAGTAAAAGAAGAACAAGCTAGAAGAAAAGAAGGTGAAGAAAAACAAACTGTAAATGGTTGGGATACTGGTGAGCTTTTATTCTTTACATCTGAAGGAACTGATAAACAATTTTCAATATCTGTAACAGGAGTAGGTAGTGGTGAAAAATCTATTGAAAGAAATGGTTCTGCTTTAAATTTAAAAATATATACACCTGGAACTAAAAAAGGTGAAAGTGGAAAAGTAGATACAATTACTTTAACAAGTACTGATGATAAGTTTGATGAAAAAGCTACTCAGTACTCAGGTTTTAACTTAAGAAGATTATCAAATGGTTCTACAGTATTAGAATACAATAAAAAAGTAATTAAAAATAATGTTGATCTTTTAAGTGCTTTAAACAATTATATTAAAGATAAAACAACTGCTTATCTTAAAAAGGAAGAAAGCGGTGAAGAGATAAAAAACTTTTTTGAAAAAGTTGGTGCAAACTTATTTCAAAATAAAATTGTAGATGGTAAGCTTGTTAAAAAACCTGTTCAACTATTAAGGATAAATCAAAACTTTGATAAGAACATGTTAGAGTCTGCAATTAATGACTTTACTCCTTTAAGAAATCCAACAGTAACTTACTTCTTTGATGGTAAACCAGTAAAATATGAAGCAACTAAATTTGCAAAAGTATTAGATGGTTTCCGTATAAGTTTAAAAAATGCTAGTAACCTTGGTGTAAATGGATTAAATGAACTTAAGTCTGTTGTTAAAGATGCTTATGAGCAATTAAGTTCTACAGCTCAAGCTCAAAACAAAGTTCCTTATGAACGCATGTTAAAAAACATTGATGAGGAAATTAAAAAGAAAGAAGGTAAAGAAGGTAAAAAAGAAACTGATGAGAAACCACAAGAACCACCACCAGGACCACAAAGTATAGATGATATAACAAAATCTATATTTGGAGGAGACCCTGAACCACCAGGTGAAAGACGTAAAGATGAAGAACCACCAGATGATGAAGGTTATGATGATAGTCCTTACTTTGCAACCAATGAAACTGTAAGTACAGAAAAAGTAAACTTAGAAGAAGTTAGAGAAAGATTAAAACAAATACTTCCTGATTCAATTAATGTTAAGTTTATAGATGAGTTTGTAGATGCATTAGCAAATAACACAATTACTTATGGTGTATTTAAGAATGCTGTAATCTATTTAGGTAAAAAAGTTCCTAAAGGTGTTGAGTACCATGAGGCATTTCATGCTGTGTTTAGAACACTTCTTACAGAAGCTCAAAGAGTTAAAGTGTTACAAGAAGCAGTTGCAAGATATGGTAAACCAACTTCTGAGCAATTAGATCAACTTAGATCTTTAAGTGATAAATATGCTAAACTATCATTAAGACAACTTACCAATTTATGGTATGAAGAAAAACTTGCTGATGAGTTTATGGATATTATGAATGGTGACAAGGAACTTCCTAAAGAAAAATCATTCTTACAAAAAATATTAGACCTTTTAAAAAGCATTGTAAACTTATTTAAAGATGGTAATGCTGAAACATTATCAGAAATAGATGCACTGTTTAAATCTATTAAGGGTGGACAGTTTAAAAATGCTAAACCTTTAGATATAATAGATGATAATCTTTCAGTATTTTCATCACTTAAATATGCATCATCTAATGATACAGGTAAACCTATAGCTAAATATCAAGACTCATATTTAAATACAAGGTTAACAAACAAAGTTTTTTATAAAGCTTATCAGAAACTTAAAAACCAAGGTTATGTTACTGATGCTGATATATTAGATGCAATTAATGTTGTTGCTAATGACTATAAACAAATATATCTAGAAATCATACAACAAGATAAATTTTCAAGATATAGTTCAGGTTTACATTCAAGAGAACAAGATGCTGTTCAATTATATAATATAATAAGAAGTATATCAAGTATTGCAGAACCTAATGAAGCAATAAAAAAACTTTCAGATCAATTAAGAGAAGAGAACATTGCTAAAATTATTAAGACTGTAAGACAGAACATTGATACTATTAAGTTTGATGATTATGATGTTGAAAGTGAAGAGTTTGAAGATGATGCACCAACTGAACTTGCACAAAAACCAAATCAAAGAGTAGGTGGCATGTCTTCTACTACTAAAGAGTTTAGAAGATATATAATGTTTACAGAGTTGCCAATTGATGAATTTAACTTTGGTATACCTGAAGAAATTTTAAAATCAGATCCTAAGTATATTAATTATGTAAATGGTATTACACTTTACAATTCATTAGAAAGAATGTTAGTTAATACTGAAAGAGAAGATCTTCTTAAAAAATTATATTACATTAAAGAAGGTCAACCTCAAATGGAAGCTTTCTACTCTAGATTAGTTAAAGACATTTACAAAGAGTTAGATTTACCAATGGTTGGTAATTATGAAAAAGACATTACTGAAATGTCAATAAATGATTTAAAAAACTCTAGTAAGTTTTGTTTGTTTACAGCTTGTTTAACAAAACATAAACTTGAATCTGTAGTAAATATAGTAGATCCTGATACAGGTCAATCTAAAGTGTTTATTGCAAATGTTAATGATGCTAGAAAAGTTCAAAGAGAAACTTGGTTTGGTAATTGGAAAAGATTAAATCTTGATAATAAAAAAGATGAAGTAGTATCTACATTAAACTTAATATTAAAAACTATTGCTGATACTGATGCAAATGCTAAATACTTATTTTCTAATTTCAATCAAGCTGTTGCAGATGTTAAACGTCAGTTTAATGAAATAGGTATAACATTATCAGATAAATATATTCAGTTATCATTATTTAAAATTATAAGTGATAAATATCCAGATTTAAATATAGAAGATGAATCTCAGTTTAAATCTCTTAATGAAATAGTTAAAATCTATAAAGATATACAATACATTACAGAAGATAATGTTAGAGGTATATTAAATTCAATATCAGTAGATGGTGACCCTTATAGTAATAAAAAAGAATTACAAAAATTTATTTCTAATAAAGTACAACTTACTGAACAAGAAGAAGATGCTTTAGGTGCTAAAGGTAGAATTAATGATATAGCTGGTGGTAATGCCATGTTTGATGAATCAGTATCACCTTCTACTATTAGAAATGTAGATAATGAAATGGTATATATACATTTATATCCAAACTACATTTCAACACTACTATTAAAAATAAGAAACAGCTATCCTGCTTTATTATCAGCTATTGATGCTGACACTTTTGAAGAAGGTTTAGATAGTTTTAGAACTTTCTTAAATAATAATAATTTATATTTAGAAAATCCTGAATCTACTGAATTGATTGAAAACTTCTTTAGAACTCTTTACAACAATCCAATATTAAATGATAAACATTTAAATGGTGAGTTAAGAGAAACATATTTAAAAAACTTAACAGCCTACTTACTTGATGGTCTTAAACAGCAAAGTATGGATGATGATGGTAATGCTGTTAGCTATAAAGGTTCTAAAGCTTCTCAATATGCTGCTCTTGATAAGAGAGGTAAGTTTATAATGATGTTAAACCTATTTGCTAAAACAGATAGAAATAGTTTAGCTAAAACTATAACTATAGGAACAGAAAACTTTGATACATATTCACTAGTAGCCTTTCAAAATGAAGGTAAAAATACTCAGTATGCATTTAATGTACTTAAAAGAAAGTTTGTTGACAATACAGGAGCAGTATCTGACTTAGGTAAAGAATATCTTGAAATGATGTTTAAAACTGAAGCAGATAACATTAGAGCTGAATATTTAAGAATGTTATCTGGTGAAGGTTCTTTAAAGGGTTTCAATGAAAACAATGGAGTAAAGATTGATGATGTATCTTACTCAAAACAAGAAGTTATTGATATATTAAAAAATACAAGTGATCCTAACTTTATAAAAGTTGCGTCTAAATTTAGAGCACTATCATTTGTAGAATTTGATCTTCTAAAAGTATATTCTCCTGAATTATATGAGTCTCTTTTAAAATCAGCAGTTAAAGGTGAAGCTATACCAGAATTATCTAAAGTAGTAGAAACAACAGCAACACTTGCATTTAATAACTTCTTAAATGAATTATCTTCTTTAGATACTAATGTTATTACTAAATCAAAAGATGGAACTTATGTTTCAGTTACATTACCACAAGATTATATAGATCCTAATGGTAAAGTAGATATGAACAAGCTTAAAGATTTTTTCTTTAACAATTGGATTAATGCATCTACTATTAACAATTTAATGTTTGGAAACATTAATACTGGATTAAAAAATTCAGTTGACTTGTTTAAAAGATATGCAGGACCTAATGCTGCAGGACCTGCTTTAGGTTTTGGAGATTTAAGATTAGCAATAGTTGAAGATGAGTTTTTTAACTATACTAATCCAGCTACAGGTAAAGTTGATAAGAATATTGAAAGAACTAATGCTCAAAGTTATGGTACTTTAGATTGGTATTACAATAATTATTTAAAAACTTTCTCTAAAGTTAATCCTGAGATTGATAGAATATATAGAAAGATTAGAATGATGTATGAACTTACAGGTAAAGAAAGAGATACTTTAGATAAGTATGGAGCTTTACTTAATCCTAGAAAGACATCATTGTTTAATGCATTTATATATGGTAAGACTTCTACAGACATAATTGATAGAAATGAAGTTAGTTATGTAGAAGAATCTAAATTACCTGAGTTTAGAAAAGCAATGGATGATCTTTTAAAAACTAAAGATAAAGATGAGTATCATGCTAAGTTAATTTCAATTCAAAGTTATTATAAACCTTATCCAAAATCAGTTGCTTTACATAATAAGCTTAATGAGATGGAGCAAACTAAAACTGATATAATAATCTTTCCATCAGCAGTTAAAACTAATAAGCAAAATATTACTAAATGGAATGAACCTTTAAAACCAGTAGTAGTTAGTAATGACTTCTTTAGAGAGCAAGTTGTTACTGATAACATGAAAACTGAAATTATTCATGGTACTCAGATGATGCAGCTTATATACTCTGAGCATAATGATAATACTCTTGTTAAGCTTAAAGGTAAAGAAGGAGAGTATCAAGAATACAGTGTTGGTACATTAAGAAAACTATATAGAAAACTTCTTGGTGATAGGTTATTTAGAACATATGGTGAATTAAGAAAAGCTGTTTTAAATCCTGATGGTTCTACAAACTTTAAATCATTATTAAAAAGCTTTAAGCAATCTCTTATTGAACAAGGTGGAGATCCTA